AGCTATTCGATATGAGCCGACAGAGCTACGAGAGGAATCGGAAATCCCACAAAATTTGTGATTGAGCCAACAAAAATACCATCAGTATTAGTTTGTAATAATCTACAATAAGGTTCAAGTTTGTCAATCAAATCAAGAATGAACATTTGTCCAAAAATACAAGTAAGATTCGCCATTAGTGGATCATATGATGGATTGTTTCTATCTTTTCCTGCTCCATACACACCATTAATCATAGGTTTAAGAGCTTTATTTTTTGGATTCTTTTCTGATTTTAATTTTAATCTAAAATCTCTCATTTGCTTGAAGTCATCAGGATTTTTAAATTTTCTACTCAACAAACCATATTCAATATCTGTTGTAGGATACATTGATGCTACATCAGCATGTAGAATAATTCCTTCAAATACAGCTTCTTTATCATCAGCTCCATGACACCCTCCCCATGCAAATACATGGGGAATACCTGCGACTGTACAACATAACTGATTATTATATTGGTTATCTTCTGACCGAAGGTGTTCTTTATACCTCCAATTTTTAGGATTCATATACCATTCTGGAATAAATCTGTATTTATCTGATAATTGAATTGTTTCTGGAAGACGAATATCAAATTCATCATCGAGAGTATGTTGATCGACAGCATTAAGAATTTTAGGAGAAACCGCTAATTGAACCTTTGTTTTAGTAAAATACGACATATCAAGACCATATAATTCAATGATATCTAGCTGACCTTCAAAATCATCCCAACAATAATCAAGAACTCTTAATACCTCTATTACATCATGGTGATTGTAATAGAGTGTTTGTTCTATTTCTTCTTGCGTGAGAGGTCTATCAATATTAAAGTCTACTTCTGTTTCTCTAATATCATCTCCCATAAATGCTTCTAACTGCTTCAATGATTTATCTTTTAAAATGGTATCATAATCATTTAATGGATATTTCTTTGCATTTTTTACAACTTGAAAAGGTTTTTTACCTTCTTTGATGAGTTTATCATTTACATATCCGACATTCATTCCATCCAGGATTCCTTTAAAAATTCCTGTATCGTATTGTCGTCCATTATATGAAATAAAAATATCATCTTTATATTCATTGTAAAATTCTATTAATTTTGCTCTGTCATTTACTATAACTACTTCTTTATTTCTATCTTCATAATTTATAAATGTAACGCAAAACCAATTGATCTTAGTGAATACCTCGAAATCATAACCATGAATTTTACTTTTGTCTATTATATCAATCACCATCCTTATCCAAATGCAAATCCAGAAATTTTATCACTCTTATAAAACATCCAATCATCAATTAAAACTTGTGCCGATTTTGTTTTATAATCAATTGAAAATCTACCAACAATATCAAATTCAACATTATCTCCAATATCTATAATTTCTTTATATTGTGCTGCTAAAGAACTTCCTTTGGTTTGTTTTATGAATTTGATATTGTGATATGTAAATTCGATTCTATTTTGTTTAGAACCCAATAGATACAAATTGTATTTATTACATGGAATATTTTTGATAAGAAATATCGGTTCACTAATCGTATTACCCCAAATGTAGTCATATTTCGCTACATTTTTGATAATCTGATCATGAATTTGATTTGATTCATAGACGTTATAGACATGATATGTAGGTTCATTAATACTTTTCATAGTTGATAATAATTCAAATAATCTATTTGTATTATCAACACTTATTTCACAACCAAATGCTCCTGAATGACCTTCTACTTTATTAAATAAACCTGTATTTTTACACCATTCATTAAAATCTAGTATTTCGCATTTGTCGCTTCCTCTTCCACTTCCTCTACATATATCACCTTTTCTTCTCATTAATAAACATGGACGTTGATATTGGTCAGCAAGTCTATTAGCAATTAAACCAGTGGAATTACCGTCAACATCATCTTTTGCATTACATACTAGAATTGGAAATTTATCAAGATTGTATTTTGATATTTCTTCAAATAATATCGCAGCACTTTCTTCTGTTTGTTTTTTCTGTTTACGGTTGCTTGATTGACACGCTTTTAACACATAATCTTGAATCGGCATATTTATAATTCCTTGACCTCTAACTTTTCTATCAAGAAATTTATCAGAATTACATAACGCTTCAAACATATAACATTTATCTTGATAATCTCCAAGTCTAATCATTGAATTGATTAATGGACATACATAGAAACCCATACCATTGATCGTAACTTTATTATTCATTGAATACATTTGAGCTTCTACAAATGTACTAATCAACTTATTTTTATTAGTATGATTTCTAATCTCTTCAAGACCTTTTAATATTAAATATCGTGTTTGAAGATTTAAAACATCCGCTCTATCACCAATCATACCAAGAGCCACTAAATCTAAATAATCATCAGCATAATTTACTTTATAATATTTGTCTAATAATTTTGTAAATTTGTATGTAATTCCAACTCCTGTCATAGCTTTATCTATAATATTTTTTGATGATTGATTATTAATTACAATTGCAGGATTTCCAGATGTGTCAATCGCATGATGATCCAAAATAATCACATCTTTACCAGAGTTAATTAATCGCTTACATTCATTCCAATCACCGCTACCAGCATCAGGAACAATAACTAAATCTGAATTATCTGAACACATAGAATCTATAAATTCAGATAATCCATGCACTTTCCCACTGTGAATAAAACATCTAATTTCTATTGATGGATTTATTCTTTTGGTATATTGATATATATTTGCACCAGATGTATATCCATCCACATCACAGTCAACAAGTAAATCAATTATATGATTCTGCGATACGTGATGCACATATATATCTCTTGCTTTTTCTATATTGTCAAATAATTTTTCACTTTCAACATGTTTAATGGTTGGATGTAAAAATGAATCAATATCTTCAATACCTTTTAATGTTAAAATATCATTTAATTCATATCCAAACCTCACATGTCCAAGTACATCATATTTAAAACTCACTCTGCACCACCTTAATTATTGATTTGTTCCTACATATATTTTATTCTCCATAAGTTTCAACAAAGTCTCTTTACCTCTATCTGTTGGAGAATCTTTATAACCTAACAAATTTGTACTATCCCATAGTACAGATACAGAAATAAATGGACTTAATTTATCTATGATTTTATCTTTTATGTGTTGTGACCAGTTTTTACATTCGTCTGAATCAAGAGTTTGATATTGTTTATCCAATGCAACGATAACTTCTCTAACTCCTAACATAAGAATCATTCCTTTTTGATAATCAGTTAAATTACTTCCGCATAAAGCAACTGTAAAATTATCTTCACCAAACATAGTATCAGTTTGAAATACTGATTTTTCAGCTTCTACAAGCATTATCTTTCTCTTTTTTTGAATTGCATTTATATTATGATTTAAACCAAATAAATTTAATCCAAGAGAATGATTATAAAATTTATTGCCAATTTTAAACGGTGCATATTTACCGAATAATTCAATATCATCAGGTAATAATGCTCTCGATCTTACACCAACTAAATTATTGTTCATATCGTAATGAGGTATGATAATTTTTTGTTGCCATGTTGAATAAAGAATATTGTACTTTTTCATTGTTTCTACAGAAATTCCTTCTTCTATCCATGATTGACAATAAAAGTGCTGAAATATATTAAGAATGTTTTTATCGTAAGGAACTAATATTTTATCTTTTGGTTTTACCTTTTTATTTTTCTTATATTTTTTAATAAACTCCCAATCGGAAATTTGTTCTTGTTTACCAAATCCATACACATGATTGTCAAGATTTAATTTTACAGAAATCCAATTGATAGCTTTTTGAAATTCTTCTTGTTCATATCCTTTATATCCCATGACTACGCCAATAATATCTAATTGACCGCATTACTTTTAATGGAGATATAGGGGCCACACAAGGAACAATATATGCTGGTTCAATTGATGCCACTGGTTCATTGTCTGTTAGGAAAACAGCAAGGATGGACATTTTAACGTTCTATGATTACCAACAAGACACTTTACCAACAGCATCGGACATGATATACAGAAGACCTATAGCATCAGCGGCATCAAATAATGGTAGAGTTGCATTTTTACAAGGAGCATCTGGAAATAAAATAAGTATTCGTGCGCAATATGGAAAATCCGATTTTTCAAGTGCAACATTTACAGCATCATCATCAGACATAAGATTAAAAGAAGATGTAAAAGATTCTTCCGTTAATGCTTTATCAAAAATTATGCAAATGCAAATTAGAGAATTTAATTGGAAACAAACAGGAGTGCATCAAGAATTAGGATGCGTTGCGGATGAATTAGAGTTAATCGATCCTCTTCTTACTACTGGTGGCGGATATGATGATGATGGTACTATGAATATCAAATCCATTGATACTCTATTATTGAGTGAATATGCAATTAAAGGTATACAAGAATTATACAAGCAAAACAAACATCAACAAAAAAGAATTGAATATCTGGAATCACAACTAAAGAATAAATAAAAATAAAAGGCAATAGACTATATTAAATCTATCACCTTTAGAAATTTATTTTACAGTTATCTTACATTTCACATATTTAGAACCGCTTTTGATTGTAATATATGCAGTTCCTTTCTTTCTTGCTGTAATTATACCTTTGCTATTTACCGTTACACCTTTTTTGTTGTTAGAAAAATAGCTTATTTTGTCTTTGCTATATGACGGAGAAATCTTTGGTTTTAACGTATACTTTTTACCTTGTTTTATTATAATATTCTTTTTTACTCCGTAGATTTTTTGTGTTTTTGCAGGTTTAACAGTAATATTTATTTTTGCTTTTAATCCACTCTTTAATATTAACTCAACCGTTTCTTTTCCGATTTTATTATATGGCTGAATTGTAATTGTATCAGATTTATCTCCTTTTTTAAGACATATGTTTCTTATATAAATACTTCCATTTAAATGAGTTCTGTCAACTACATTATCACCTTTTGCATGTTTAATTTGAAACTTTTTAATTTGATTAGCATACATTGTAACATTAGTAGTTGATGGCTTGCAATATGGTTTGATGGGATTTAATACTTTTCCGCTTATTACAGTTCCACAAATTCTACATTTTTGACAATTTGAATAACCATAATCTTTATATGTTGGTTCTTTGTATTTTATAGTATCAATTCTATGCTTTTCATTTTTGCAATCTTCACAGAATGTTATAGTGGTATTCGATATTTTTAATATACTTTTATTTTTGATAGAACCAGAATATTCAAAACTCTTTGTTAAATCATCATAAAAATATTCAAAATGATACACTCCCTCTGGTTTAGCTGACACAAATACATCACTTGATTCACTCTCTATCATGTCAGTTTTTGGATTGTAAAATAAATAAGTTGCCATATATGAATTGCTAATATTTGAGTTACTATATTTATAAAGAATTCTACCAACATAAGTTTTCTTATCAGGATCAGAATTATCATATGTTCTATTAGCAATTTTAAAACTAATGTTCAATCTATCTCCATATCCCAAAATTGAATCATTATTGATTTTAAAATCTGTGATAACAGGAGGTTGTGGCTTCACCTGATCTTCCTCAATATACTTTCCCTCTTCTGCTGTCCCATTAGAAAAATCACTAGCTGAAACTTTTCCTGCTGTTAATGTCATACACAATAATAGTACCGCCATTAATACAACATATGGTATAAAATGAATACCAATTTTCTTTTTCATTCTCTGTACCTCCCATAGTTTGATATCTTCATTTTACTCTCTTCTGTTGAATGTTGCAATCAAAATTAAGGTATAGAGAAAAGTTAGGAGGTGAAAAATGAAATCATTACGTAGTTTTATGAAATACCTACTACTCTTTACATTCTCTGGATATGTATATGTATGCTTGGAACTAATTTTTAGAGGACGTTCAGATATCACAATGATGTTCTGTGCGTCCATTTGTGCCATTCCAATGATTGTTTTGAACAATATGTTTTCATATGAAACGGACATTTCATTACAAGTTGGAATATGTGCAATATTTGCTACCCTTGTTGAATATATATTTGGAATGATATTCAATACAGATTATCACATTTGGGATTATAGAAATATGCCTTTTAATATTGACGGACAAATCTGTTTGCCGTTTACTTTTTTATGGGCGTTTATCGCTGCAATTATCATTCCATTAATGGACTGGATTGACCATTACGTATTTGATTATCTTCCAGATGTAAAACCATATTATAAATTGTTTGGTCGGATTATCTGGAAAATGAAGTGATTAATCTTGATTAATGATAAACCATTTATGTTTATCTGTTCTATAAAGTAATGCTATTGTTCTAACAGCATTATCATATTCAACCATATATTCACAAGAAAATAGAATATCGTGCATTTGAGAAATGCACATTTTGGTTGACACCTGTATTCTTTCGTTTTTGTATCTGAAATAAAGAGGTTTGATATTTCCCTCTGAGTCAAAAGATGCAATTACAGCTACAGGTGTTAATTTTCTGTAACTCATAAAAATCTCCTATCCTAAACTTATGTTCGATATTATATACCATTTTAATCAGAACGTCAATTCGGGATAGGTTATCAATATAAAATAGGAGGTCTACATATGGCTGTTATTGATCATATCACAACAAATAATTCAGCAACATATGAAGTTCAAGATACTGTTGCTCGTACAAAAGCAAACAATTTAGAATCAGCAAACTATACAGATATCGGGGGGGTTCGCAGATGGCAATACTCTCCTAGTCAAAACTGATAATGGAATGAAAAAAGGATATCTTAATAATTTTGCAAATTGGATTTTAGACAAACTTGCTACAAAAGTATATAATCAGTTAGCCACATCAAATAAAACTATAATTGGGGCACTTAATGAATTATATAACCGGCTCAGAGTACAAATTATTGACACAAGATCAGCAAACGAGCCGCCGCAACATTAACTCGAATTATCCTCAAACAGTTGTTTATGAGCTGAAAGAGAATTTATCGGTGAATGACCCTTTTCATGTCGAAGCGTTTTTGGTTCTACAAACAATAACTCCCTGGCACGACATAACGGCTGGTAGTGTAATTCAAAGAGCCTATATGTCTGGCAAAGTCAAGATTCGATATTCAAAAAGTACAGATTCTTGGTCAGAATGGACAGATTAAATAGTAACCATCTGAGCATATTAACTAGAAGTGCCATTTTGCTTGAACAGGCGTTTGATGTGGTTAGCATTGACACAACAAACCGAAAAATTTATTGTACAAGAATTGGAGCGGGAAGTAATAGAGAATTTAGTTATTGATTAGCTAAAGAGGGGCTTTAGTTAATCAACAAAACGGGCAGGAGAACTTTCTCCCGCCCTACTCTCTTACTTACCCAAGTCTAACAACCTATGCAAGTATGAATCTGTCTGCAACGCATCAGGACTCTCACTGTCATTGACAACTACGAGTTTATTTGCTTCATTTTCAATAATTTGTCTAATGTAATCAAATACATGTAGTGTATGTATGAAGCTTTGCATTTGCTCATATGTAATCATATGGGCTTCATCTGCCATCTCGAATATAAGAATCTTTAGACCTTTTCGATGTTTATACATTTTGACGAACTCATTAATCTTTTGTTCGTCAGACGTATTTAACTCATCTACTACATAACTTTCTATATGATCAATCCTTATACAGAGCAATTTGATGTAATTTTTAATTTCATATAATGCCATATTTGTCACCTCCTTTCTGGGTAGGAAAATTATACCTGATTGAAGGGTACATTTCATTGATAAAAATTTAGCAAATATGGAAGTATTTGGATGCCATTTTGGATATATTATATAAAATATTACAAATTTTTCATTTATATTGAAATATTTTCATGCAATTATCCAAAATTTTATTTATGTTTTTAATGTTCTATCATTTTATGTTATACTATCAGAAAAATAATATAAGGAGGGATCTATATGAGAAAGAGTGTTGGAAAGATTTTGCGAAAATGTCACCTTAATTCAAAATATAAAGGATATCTTTATATTCAAGACAGCGTAGATATTATAGTTAGTTGTATTGAAAATGATAAAACAACATACATAACAAAAGATATCTATCCTGTCATTGCACATAGGTATAATTCAACAATATCTAGCGTTGAAGCTTCAATTCGTCATACAATATACAGATGTTGGGATGGCAATAAATCATATGTATGTGAAATCCTGGGATATGATGCTTCAAAATGTCCTAGCAATGCAGAGTTCCTAAATGCTCTTGCGTTGTATTCTAACTATGATGATTAAACGAAATATTTTCTCTATAATATGAAAGTAAAATGTAAAACAAAATAAGATTTTTTAAGAGAGTCTTGAGTTATTTCAAGGCTCTCTATTTTTATGTAAAGGAGGTTGCCTTAATATATGGCTGAAATTAAAGGAATTGATGTTTCTGCAAATCAAGGAAATATAAATTGGAAAACTGTAGCTAATTATGGAATGGGTTTTGCTATCCTCAGAATTACAGAAAAAGGGAACGTGATCGATCCTACTTTTGAAAAAAATTAGGGTCAATCATTTTTTTCGTGGGATTGACGTTACCACGTTATAGGTTTTCTAAGCCGTCCGCCAGCCTTGACA